ACAACAGAAATACCTGAAGGTACTATTGTAGATTCTAGGTTAGACATTGATGGTTACAACTTATATAATACATGGATAGCTTCTATCAAAACACCTGATGGCAATAAATATGGTAGAACTGCTGTATTAAAAGATGTTAAGTTTTCTGTATCAGGAAAAAATGCAGTAGATAAAACATTAGCTGTGGCACAAGGCAAAGCAGAGAAGTCTCCATTTGCTGTGATGAAAGGCGAGTGGCAAAATCTATCTGATGAAGAAGCTTATTCACTAGCTGAAACATACATAAATAATCCTGACTATGTTCAGGTAGGTTTTAATCCTGAAAGACATAGTTTCTTTTATCGTAAAGATAATATGATGCCTGTATTTGAAGCACAAGAAGTTGTTCAGATAGGTGCATTAGTATTAGCAAAACTAAAGAAAGAGAACCCTGTAGAACGTATAGGTAAACTTAGAGGACTAAAAATTAAGTCTAGGCAGGATGGTAAACCTGCTATATTTAACGAAGGTGGTATTCCAATGAAAAAAGATATACAAGCTCAACAATTAGAAATGTTTGGTGACGTAGGTAAAATGGCTAAGAAACAAATGCCAAATGACCCTGTATCAGGTAATGAAATACCTAAAGGTTCTGTCGCAGAAGAAGTACGAGATGATATACCTGCACAACTAAGTGAAGGAGAATTTGTATTACCTGCTGACGTTGTTAGGTATCACGGTTTAGAAAAATTAATGAAGCTAAGACAGGAAGCAAAGGGTGGCATTAATATGATGGATAGTATGGGTCAGATGGGTAATTCAGAAGAAGCTACCATGTCTGATGATATGCCATTTAAACCACAGATGGCAGTCGGTGGAGCAGTTCCGGGAATTAATATAACACAGCCAACACAACAAATGGTAAAACCATCTATATATTCAGCACCTAATATACAACCTGTAGTTACACCGCAAGTTGCAGTGCCTACACAGCCTACATATACAGCACAAACTATACCACAATATCAACAGCAACAACCTACTAATACAGCTGCAACACCTAGCTTTGGTGGTCTTGTAGGAGCACCGTTTGGACAGTTACAAGAAAGCACAACAAAAAAATATGTTAACCCTGAAACAGGAGAAGAGTTATATATTCCTTTTGTGAATGGACAACCTATATATCCTATACCTACAGGTTTTAAAGAAGAATCTGAAATTATAAAAGAAGAAGAAAAGAAAGACCCTGTAGCATCGCAAACTAAAACTACACAAGTTACGGATAGTGGTGGCGGTGATGATGGTGGAAGACAAACACCACAAACAAAAGAATATCAGATTGCTAGTACGATGACAGGTAAAAGTGGTTTAGCAGATGCATTTAAAGAAATAGGTAGTTTTTTACTTTCTCCGGGAATTAAAATAGGTGGAGCAGTAGCTAGTGCTCTGTCAGGTAAGCCTGATGTAGAACCTTATGGTACTCCTGATTTTCCTGTAGATGACCCATATGCTACAGCAGCAGATTACGCAGGTACAGGAGTATCTCCTGATTTTATAAATTTAAATGAAGAGTATGCTAAACAAGCAGGATATGCAAGTCTTGCAGACATGACGGCTAACTTAGGTGGCATAACTCCTACATTTAAAAGAGGAACAAAGCCGGGTGAAGTTAGTATGGATACAGGTTATACATTTAACGCAGCAGGTGAATCTCGTGCTGATGATGGAACAGTAGCATATTCATCTTTTCAAGACTTTGCAGATAATATGAAAGCTAGTGTTAAGAGTGGGTGGCATGGTGGTGCAGGATATACAAAAGCACAGTATAATGCATTATCGGATAAAGCAAAAGAAAACTATAAAAATCACGTTTCTATATTAAGTGATGTAAAGGGTAAAAATATAACCCCTTCATATTTAAAAACAACTGTTAAAGAAACAGGAGTAAAAACTATATTAGATAAAGACGTAAAAAAAGCTACTACAAGTAAAGCGGACAGTCCTACAATTACCCAAGACCCTGCTAAAGAACAATTAAACAATTTAGCTAGGTCTTATGGTATAGACCCAACAGGAAAAGATAAAGCTTATTTAGATACAGTAATAGCAAGTAAAAGACAGGAAAATAGAGCAAAAGCTCAAGCAGCAAATAGACAAACAGGTTCTGGTGTTTACAGCGGAGATAATCAATATTCTATGGGAGATGATGATAATAGTTCTGTTAGTCAAGGTCCATCAGGCTATGAAGGAAGTGGTTTTGGCTCTAGTTTTGCTACTGCAACAGGTGGTTTTATTCAAAGGAAGAATTTACCCAAAGCTAATAAGAAAAAGATGAAGCAAGGTGGGTTGGCTTCAAGACGATAACCCACATAATAACTTGACCACGTGTGTGAGTTATGATATAATGGCTACTTATCCCCCAACAATAACTGGCTACGATAACCCCTAGGAGAAATAGAATGGCTGAAGAGCAAAATACTACAATGGTGAAAGAGAACACACCTAAAAAAACAATGTTTGTAAATAGACCTTATTCTCAAGAAGAGAGAGTAAAGAAAGACGAAGAAGAATTAGAACAGCTAATCAAAGAGCAAAAAGGTGAAGTTGAAACTAGTGAAGAGAAAACGCAGGATGAAGCAGAACCGTCTTCTGCGGAAGAAAGAACTTTTAAAAAACGTTATGGAGACCTACGAAGGCACACACAAGAAAAAGAAAAACAATTTCAAAAACAGTTAGATGATTTGAAAGGACAACTTGAAAGTGCTACAAAAAAAGAAATGAAGTTACCTAAGTCTGACGAAGATATAGAAGCATGGGCAACTGAATATCCAGACGTAGCTCAAATAGTTGAAACTATTGCTATGAAAAAAGCAAGAGAGCAATCTAAAGAATTAGAAGGCAGAATAAAAAAGATAGATGAGATGTCTGCGGAAGCTGTTAAAGATAAAGCCGAAGCAGAATTAATGAAAATTCATCCTGATTTTAATGATATTAGAGATAGCGATGATTTCCATGAATGGGCAGATGAACAGCCAAAATGGGTACAGGATGCACTATATGAAAACGATAATGATGCAAGGTCAGCATCAAGAGCTATTGACCTCTACAAAGCAGACAAAGGCATTGGTAAGGAAACTAAGACAAAGAATGATAAAAGTGCTGCTATGGAAGTTGGCACGAAATCTACGAGAACTAAGGTCGATGCTACGGAATCTAGTAAAAAAATACTTGAATCATCTGTTCAAAAAATGTCTGCTCAACAGTATGAGAAACAAGCTGATGCAATAATGGAAGCTATCAGGTCTGGTAACTTTGTATATGACATATCAGGTTCAGCTAGATAAATTAAAAATAAAGTTGACAACAACGAATTTATGTATATAACTATACATAACTAGAAGTGTAACACAACCTCACGTTCCCAAACTGAATACTTGTGTTGCACTTTAAACTACACTTTAGAGATTACCCAATTATGTGAGCCTACACAGGAATAGCTATCCTACGTACAACCTCAACGCATGAATGGTCCTTATAAAGTAAATGACTAAAACTATATAGTACACATTCTGTGTACATTTGAGAAATGTTTAAGGAGATTAAAATGGCATTTTCAGCAGCAGCTGGTTATGGTAATCTACCTAACGGTAATTTTAGTCCTATTATTTACAGCAAACAGGTGCAACTTGCGTTCCGTAAGTCATCTATCGTTGATGCAATCACTAACAATGATTACTTCGGTGAGATTGCTAATATGGGCGATTCCGTTAAGGTTATCAAAGAACCAGAAATAACAGTTAAGGCATATGAGAGAGGAACTACTATTACTCCTCAAGACCTTGATGACGAAGAATTTTCACTTAATATTGACAAAGCTAATTACTTTGCTTTTAAAGTGGATGATATTGAGGAAGCTCATTCGCATATTAACTTTCAACAGTTAGCATCTGATAGAGCAGCCTATAGACTAGCCGACCAATTTGACCAAGATGTACTTGGTTATATGTCAGGTTATAAGCAATCATCTATACATGGTGCTCCAGACACAGCTAATACAACTACTAATGGTAGTGTAGCTGTTTCAACAGCAGGTTCTGACGAACTCTTATCTTCAATGAAAATTGATGCTGAAGACTTCGGTGGTTCTGCTGGAGATGCTGTGGCTATCTTACCAAGAACAGGTGGAGCTACTACTGCTGCTCCTGCTAATGGAGATAGAAACCCATTGACAGTGATTGCTAGAATGTCAAGACTACTAGACCAACAGAATGTTGATACTAACGGAAGATGGTTAGTGTTAGACCCTGTATTTATTGAAGTACTAAAGGATGAGGACACAAGATTGTTTGATGCAGACTTTGGTGGTTCAGGACTACAGAATGGTTTAGTTCTTAATAACCTACACGGATTTAAAGTGTATCAGTCAAATAACCTACCAAGTATAGGAACAGGACCATCTAATACAGGTGCGAACAGTTCTACAAACTTTGGTATTATTGTTGCTGGTCACTCTTCATCTATAGCTACTGCTGAGCAAATCAACAAGACAGAGACTTATAGAGACCCTGATTCTTTTGCTGATATTGTTCGTGGTATGCATTTGTATGGTAGAAAGATTCTTCGCCCTGAAGCAATCTGTACTGCCGCTTACCACTTAGCATAGGGAGATTGAATTATGGCGAATATTACTGCTGTTCTTAAAGCCGCTTCTGGCAACTCCCAGAGAGGTAGGAACGTATACTACATGGATAATGTTATTGACTTAACTGCTAATAGCATTAATCCAAACGGTGATACTATTCAAGCTATCACAGTTCCAGCTAATACTCTTGTTGTAGCTGCAGGTCTTCAGGTTGTAGAAAGTGCAACTCAGAATACTGGCACAGATGCAACAGCATCACTTGGTTTCACAGGTGGTGACGTTGATGAGTTTGTTGCAACTTTTGATATTGACGGTGCTGCCGATGGTGCTTATGCTCCTCAGATTGCAATCACAGGTTTGACTGCTTCTACTTCTGCTGACACTATTGA